ATCTTGTGTTCTAGCTACATCTACTGCCATTTGGAACCTCCTAATGAGAAATAGTATTATATACCAATCATAAGCTATTACTAATTTATTGTCTATGCAATATTTATCAGAATAAATTTATAAAGACTTTAATTCAAAAGAAAAACCCGCACCGTAGTGCGGGTTTATTTTGGTGGACCACCAGGGGTTCGAACCCTGGACACCCTGATTAAGAGTTTATTATTTTACTAGCGACAAACACTGTAAACACAGTACTTATCTAGCTTTTATACTTTTGTATTTAGCTATATTTCTATATATTTTTTATTAAAATGATGTCAAAATGATGTCATTAATAATATATACATTATATGCTATGATCCATTTCTTCACCATACAGCCTTTCCATACCTTGGCGAGTTACAAGCCACATTTTCCCCGACTTCTTAAACTCACCTTCTTTAAAACCATTCTTTACACGGCCTCTACAGTTTTGTTTTAATGAGTCCGCAGTAACATTCCACCGTTCTGCAGCCTCTTGTGTTGTCATTACATCATCTAACTCAAATTTCAATTACATCACCCTCTAACTAAACGTTTAATTACTAATATCAAAACAATAATAGTTGCTATATTAATCAACCATTCTAAATATTGCATAATTCACCTCGTTGATTTACAATGATGTTAAGAAGGTGGCGGGGCTTTCACCCGCCTGCTTTTTACTCTTTGCTAACAAGTTTTAGTATTGCTAGTGCCAGTAGCAGTGGCGTTAGCGCATTTGCTAAACTTGTTAGCTTTTCTATTATGTCCACTATTATCACCTCCTTACAATATTATTATACCCTATATCGAGTATAAAAGCAAGCATTTTCTTTTAATTTTAACAACAAAAAAAGCCTACCAACATAGATTTAATCTAGGTTAGTAGGCTTCTGTATTATATGCTATCATTTCTTTATAGGGACGGATAAATGTATGTTGTTTAATATAATGTCCGCATCAGATTTGTCCAACGTTTCGCCAGCTTTTATTTTATCTAAAATCACTAATAATTTATCTTTGGCATCATCCAAAAATTCTGCACTTTTATGTAATCCGCTTTTTCTGATACTATCTGCATTCTCATTATATTTTGCAACAAAATACTCTAACAAATCTATGAATTTATCTGAATGTAAATAGTCTTGAATATAGTCATTTGTTATAGTATCCATATGCTCCCCCTATGATTTGTAAAATACTAGTTATATATATATTATATCATTTACAAACAAAAAGGCCTATCAACTAGATGTTACTCTAAGCTGATAGGCCTTTATGTTATTCAGTTATAAACAATTAGTTTACTACTCAACTGACAACTAATAGTTGATAGTTGATAGTTGCATGAGTCCACCTGCTCCTGCTCAGGAGATATATGGATCACCTCTCAGTCATCGCCGAATTGCACCTGCTAATCCAAACACACCGCTAACCACGGCCCATGTATCTCGTTGCCGTTTAAGGCGTTGCTCCGTTCGTTTGTTGCGTTTGATTTCTGCTTTCAATTCCTCTAATGATGTCGAGGCTTCGTTCAATTTCGCCTCTTGCGTCGTCAAGAGATTGGAGGCTTTCGTTAATTCTTGCCCCTGTTTCTCGTTGATTTCTTTGAGCGTGTTCAATTCCTTCGTCCGTTCTTCGTTGATAATCTTCAATTCTGTTAATGCTGTTCCCTGCGTCGCGGTTAAGCTGTTGGCTTGTTGCAATGCTTTCTCGGAGTTGTTGATTGAGCTTTCGGCTTTCGTCAAGCGCCCTTTGAGTTCGTTCCAACTGCTCACGGGTACGCTGATAGTCGACTCTTGTGTCGAGATACCCTCTGACGAGGCTGCATGCGAAACAGATGATAAGAACGCTAAGCACACCAAAAATAACGCGCTTACGAGTAATCGCAGATATAATTTTGTTCTTGATAGTTTCATACATAATTGCTCCTTCCTAAATCGTACTACCCCACTGAGCGCCCCACCATCGAGCGGTGCCACGTAACCAGTCGCCACCGCTCCATCGTTCGTCACCCTCATGGCATACTAAGAGGTCCCATCGGTCCACGTTGGAGTCTGGGCCGTAAGTGTTATTTGGGAATCCAGTCGGATCTAAATAATAGAGGTCTAGGCCGTCCTTATTATCGGCTGCTTCAGCGTGTGTCATCTGATGTTGTATGTCAAGTGGCACGCCCGCATTTATGGTGAGCACGGCCATAATTTGTGTCATAGTGGCCAACTGTTCTGTTGTTGGTGGCTCACTACCTAGATTATTTTCACTTACGGCGTCCCAACACGCCTCGATAGCAATGCCTACGGCGTTACTATTCCGCATGTAGGTGTGTTCCTTATAATCGGTTAAGGCCTCCATATCAGTCCACATCGTGCCCTCTCGGTCGATGTTGATATGGTAATCCTTGAAGTGCTTACCGCCTTTGACGCCTGTCCAATGATAGTACGCTTTTTCAATGTTGCCGTACGCGTCTAGCGCCAAGGACTGTAACTCGTCCATTGTAATTTGTCGAAACATTTATTTCCCCCTCTCGTCATGGTTAACGTCATCAGATAGTTGTTGAATGCCTGGTCTGTTCATAGACAATGTATTCGGTTCCTCTAGCTTATCGGGTATCCCGTTATGATTCTTGTCAATGAACATGCCACACAGGCCCACAATAGCCAAAAAAACCGATGGAACGTTAATATGGTCAACAATTAATATACCTTTATCGATAAGCTGATTCGCTTCAGGTGACACATAACCTCTAATCGTTGATAGAGCATACTGGGCAACGACTAATATCATCGGTACTAGCATAACGAGGACTAATGTCCTCGTTGCTAATACTCCAGTTGGCCGTATACCAGCTATTCGGATGGACTGATAGGCCCTTTTAATGCGGTTAATGATAGCTAACTTATCCATTTCCCCTCCATGCCTTTATAATTTCAATCGTATATTGAAATATCTTGCCGATGTCGATTAGGTCATCTTCAACCATTTCTCGTAGATTTTCGATTATAGACCAACATTCAGCAAAAAATGGTATCAACATAAACGCATACGAAAAAATATGGTCTAGGAATAGGTCTGTATTTGGAATAGGAATATCAGGTAATGAAATAAATACAATGGATAGTATCATCCATGCCGGATATTGTATGCATAGTTTCTTTAACAGATCACCTCTTAGGCGCTCACTCATTAAATATCTACGCCGTTCCCCGGTTGTTTTATCAATATACTTACCTTTTCCCCAGCCGTACCAGGTTAACGTTGTTAGTAGCGTAATAGGATTATTAGGCCTGTGATTATCCTTGTTATATCGCAACACTTCTGCAGCAATTCGTTGTATAGTATCTACAAATAACAATGTAGTGGTTAGAATAATCACTACTCCCATACTAACTAAATGTTCATGCGATACCCCACTTATGAGCATGATTAAAATATCATTAAGAATATCCATTCACTCCCCCCATGCCCTTATGGTTCGTCTTTATCTAAAGCCATTAAATCATTGTGCACGCATCCTTCTGTCGGACACGTGCCGTCCTCATTCAAAGTTGCCCAACAGTATTCACAAAAGTGCATCACTGGTACATCAGATTTGATTTCGTAGTTATCCATTATTTGACCTCCTTAATCTTAGCCACCATTTCGGCATTGAGTTTTTTAAATTGTGCTTGTAAATCATCATATGGCACATTAGCTAACCGTCTACGTAGTAACGCTTGGTCTAACGTTGCAAATCGTTCGTCATAGTATTTGCGAATTTGTGCAATACGTTCCGCTTTTGTCGGTTCATATTCCGTTACAGGAATATCGATAAAAGTTCCATTTACGTATGCTTTATTGTTTAAAAACTGGTCTAACATAGCATCATCACCATACACATAGTCAGCCGCATCTGGATATTGAGCTTTAGCTTGTTCAAGTAAAGCACTCTCACCAATTGGTGCTAACATACTATCGACGATTGATGTAATACGTCGACCTTCCGCATCAAGTACGTGGATATAATTATTCATTTCTTTTATCCTTTCGTTATTAATAAGGAGGAACATATGAACAGTACTGTTAAGCACTACCCAAGAAATGCGTATCTTCGCATGCACCGCCAAAGTGCATGCGTTGAAACGTTTAAAAGTATCTATGAAAAATGGCTGCCTACTCGTATTGGAATCGTGAGTAAGTCAGCCATTGAATCATATCGCATCGCCTATGATCATATTCAATCAATTGCTAATATTCCTATTAACTTAATCAAATACTCTGATATGCAATGCGTTATTGATATCATGAGAAATAACGGCCTTTCTTATGCATCTGCTAAGAAGGTACGCACGTTACTCTCATTACTGTCTAAGTATGCAATTGTTAATGACATTGATATTAAGGATTACACCTCTTTTCTTAATCTTGGCCATGATGTTAGCGTATATCCTCACAAGCCATTCACTCGCCAACAGATTAATCGATTATGGAGCCTTAATACTACCGCTACTTACGGAGTTTTAATACTCCTATATAGCGGAATGCGATGCGGTGAATTGCTATCGTTACGTAAAAACGATATTAACCTCCGCACTAAATGCCTTATAGTACGTCAATCTAAAACTGATGCTGGCCGTAATCGGTTAATTCCTATTCATAGTCGAATATTACCAATAGTTACAACCTTGTATCACAATTCATCTGATAAAATACTACCTATTTCTTATGCTCAATTTAGCAAGCAATTTAAATCGGTAATGGCATCTATCAAATGTTCCCATTCAACACATGACTGTCGTCATACAGTAGCTACTCTACTAGATAAATACGGCGCATCACCTACTGCAACTCGTGCTATTCTTGGGCATAAACATGGCGATATAACTACTAAAGTTTATACACATAAGGAATTGCGAGAACTCCGCAAAGCCATTGAGTTATTGCCATAGAACCAATGGGGAAAATCACTACGAGGAAATGATAGTTCATGGTATTTACAAACGACTAATTTTCCAATTGCATTTATTGAAGTATATGTGGTTACAACAGGACTACCAGATAGTGCCAAAGGGCCTTCGTCAAATAACTCCGATAATGCTATAAAATATACAACTACTACAATATCATTTGCTCGATTTGAACACTTCTATATAGCAATTGGTAAAAGTTAGCCAATGGGGAAAGTCAGACATTACAGTTGCTAGGACTATATATGATGGAGCTAGTAACTTTATAATACCTTTTACTTTTCCTCCGTTCGTCGCAGTCACTAACATAGCGCCGTCAACGTTAGATAATGATAATTGGACGAGTAGTGCCGTTAAAGAAATAACAATAAATAACTTCACTTATATGTCTGCACAAAATAACGTTACCTCTATACGTTGGGGTGCTATTGGATTTTAGCCAATGGGGATATATAGCAGATGGAAAAGATATTAATAGAATTATTTCTGTTTCATTATTACTTCCTTGCAATGGTAAATATGTAGCACTTCCAGTAGGTGAATCTAATAATACTAACTTCAATAATTCACTAGATCATCCGTGTGTTGTAATAGCTAAAACGTCAACAGCATTTAAAGTACAAATAGATGACTATATGTCTGGTATAAGTTGGGTATGTATTGGAATCTGTTAACCAATGGGTAAAAACTAAAGAGACTGCACAGAATAGCCCGTTGCCTTTCCCTATATCATATAGTACAGATTTCATTGCTGGGGTTGCTTGCTTCAATGACGGCCCTACCAGCTATGCTCCATGGACTAAAATAAATAATAAAGCAAGCTATTTTGCTGGGTTAAGTGGAGATTGGAGTCCGTATTATGTAAATAAGGAAATAACTTGTATATTCGTAGGGATATAGCCAATGGGGAATAGTTAAAAGGGGCCGTCTCGATTCCTGGTATACATCACCTACACAGTTTTCGATTGCTTTTAAAGAAGTATATGTGGGAGTTGGTACTATATTAGAATCAGCAACGGAACGTTCCTCTAGTAACTTCGACAATGCTGTTCGGCTAAGCTTAGACAAAATCGAATTTGCAAAATTTGAACATTATTATATTGCTCTTGGCAAATCCTGACCAATTTCCTCCAATGGGGACAGACTTCTCACAATACATCAGAATATCAATCAAAAGCGACATTACCGATTAGATTTATTACTCCATTTAAGGCGATTGGCTCAGTTCTTGATTCGGCAAGCGTGTCGAGTACCAACAATTATGACGACGCAATAAAATTAACATCAACTGATATTGCATTTAGATTTTATGGACATAGTTATATCGCTATAGGATTATCGTAACCAATGGGGACAATTCAAAGAAAATCAAACGTCTGTATCTTATCTAATTTCTTACATAGAAATATTCGGTACTGTAACTATGATGAAAGATGAGCCAAAGAAACTATATGAAGCCAGTGTTCGAGCAAATAATATTACTACTACTGGATTTGAATTGCACAGCGGTTATGTTGGGAATCATATTGCAAAAGCTATAAATAATGGTTTTTGGATAAATATAGGCCGTGCATAACCAATGGGGATACAAGAAAAGTGTATACGTGTATGATGGAACAACTTATCCTATTACATTTCCTACTGCTTTTGATAATGAGTGTTCAGGCGTTTGGCCATCTATAGAACATAAAACATCTGTAGGAGGTAATGAGGTGTTCTATCATACCAATAAAAGTACAACTGGATTTACTCTTATCGCAGATGCTAGCCACTCCCCATATACTGTTGATGGTGTAGTCTATTTAGCGATTGGGCATTAAGCAGAAATACCAAACGAAAATACGCAACATTTGATATTGGGGTACTTAAATACATTATCGTTTGTGAACCATACTTTGAATTTTAATTGATCATATTCGGTGATTAAATTCCAATCTGCTTCACGTGGATTTTTGTATTCAGACTTAGCAAAGAAGCAGGTGGAATAAGGAATTATCCAATTGTGATATTGTCCATCTTCGCCACTTACTCCCCATTGGTTACGATAATCCTATAGCGATATAACTATGTCCATAAAAT